GACATGCCGCAGGCTCCAGACGCCGGGGGCGGGGTTCTCGGGATGCGCGGGGGGCCAGAAGCTGGCCGAGAGTTTGGTGAAGCGGCGTTCGCGCACGGCGGCGGCCATATCGACGGCGATGTCGCGCGGTCGGGCCTCCAGATCCTCGCCCGAGGCTGTGAGTCCGGCGACCCAGCCATAGGCGGGGGCGTTGTCCTGGGGATGGCCGACGACGAGCGGAGCTTCGTGGCGCGCGGGGTCGTAGGCGTCGGCGGTGGCGGCCAGATCGGCGGCGGTCAGGGTGACTGACTCGCCGGACATGGCCGTGTAGGTGCCGGCGCGGAAGATGTGGAGGATGGGCTGTGACATGGCGCCCAGCTTGGACTGGGCGCGTGGGGTTGGCGACTAATCGGCTTTGGCGGTTTGGCCTTCGATCACTGGCTCAGCTCGGCCTCGGTGTAGCGCACATGCCGCCACTTGACCGCGTTGTTCAGGTCTTCTGGGCGTGAAACGGCGAAATAAAACGTCTGGCTATCCTTGCCCCAGTTTCCTTCTATAACGCATTGGCCAGACGCATTGAGCTGTAGAGCCTTGTCAAAAAAAGCCGATTGCATGTGGGCTTTGTAATCCGGGAGCTGAAGCAATAACGGATCGGTCGGCGGGCATGATGGGCGAGGTTTAGCGGCGACAGGGGTTTGCGGATTTTGCGGCATCGGCGCCGGGACGCACCGCGCGACAAAGGCCAGCATGATCAGTATGAGCGGGAAGGCGGCCAGCATCTTCAGAACCCGCCACACGGAAAACGAGCCGCCTTTCCTTGGCAGCGGCTCACCGCATTGCCAGCACTTGCGGCTGTCGTCGAATGTCTGCGCGTTGCAGCGCGAGCAGGCGATAGATTGTTTGGCTGTTGGCTTGCCCATGATCCCTCTTGCCCTCGCAGTGTTGTCCGGCACGGAATGATGGACGATAAGAAACCGGCGCTCAACCCGTCACTGAGCGCGCCCCAGATAGTCGAGCATGATCGCGCGAATCCGCACGCGATCCTGATCCGACAGGCCCAGATAGGGCCGCGCCGGGATGTCGCCCCACAAATGAGGCCACTGGGATTTGCGCCCGCCGAACTGCTGCATGGCGCCGTAGACCAGATTGGTTCCGACTGACACCCCGCGTCCGCCGCCGAAGCGATGCGACCCGAGCGAAAACCCGCCTGTCAACTGCCAGCGCAGACTGTCGGCCAGCATCCCGCTGTCGGTCAGGATCTTCTTGCCCGTCCCGCCGCGTCGACGCAGATAGCTGGCGATGGTCGCCGGGCTGTTGGGCGCCCAGCGCCGACCGCTCGGATCGGTCTCCGTGCTGAAGCGCTGCCGGGTGCTGGCGAGCAGCGTCTCGCCGATCTCGCCGAGCATGTCGTCGGGCGAGCGCAGATAGTCGCCCAGGCGCCGGAAATAGTGCTGCACGGCGCCCACGGCCCCCGCGCGCCGCTGCCCATTGCGCAGCTCGCTGAGCGTGAGATCGAAGCGGGCGCCGGCCATGACTCAGCCCCGCCGTGCCGAGCGCGGCGGCGTGGGCTGACGCACGCAGCCGACCTGCCCATAGTGGGCGCCGCGCGCGCAGTAGGGCGCAACATGCGGACGGTTGACGAGCTGGGGACAGGCGTAGCAGGGGTCCATGGAGCGCGGCGGATCGGTATTCTGTGTCGTCATCGGCAGTCTCAGCGGATCAGATCGAGCAGGGTTTGAGCGAAGGCGCGCAACGAGCGCCAGGTCGCCCCGGCAGTGCGCCCAAGGATGTCGGTGAGCCAGGCGCGCGCGATCGTCGGCGGCAGCGTGGCGGCCTTGCGCTCCAGCAGGGCGCGCGACTCATCGAGCAGGCTCGCCCCAGGGGCATAGTCCCAGCCGCGATCAGCCTTGAAGCCATCCGGAGCGCGACCGACCTGAAGCCCCTCGCGGCGCATCTGGGCCTCGGACAGGCTTTCCACGAAACATTTGCAGCCAAAACCGGATGGCGGGTAAGCGCGCGCCCAGAATGGATCGTCTGCGCGCAGGATCAGCCCATCGAGGGCCACATGGTGCTCGCGCGGATAGCGCACGGTGTCGTTGTGCCGATAGCGCCAGTACGGCCGCTTGGCCTTCAGCTCCTGGAGCTGAGCATAGCGCCCGGCGGCGTGAGAGGTCCGCAGGTTGGTCTCGTAGATGACGCGCGCCCGCCACGCCCGACCGGCCTCGGTGCCTTCGCCCGTCCAGCCGGTCCAGCCGTGCTTGGCGACGATCGACTCGAAGTCGGCGCGAAACTGCTGGATCGAGACGCCCTGCTCGATAGCACGGGTGACGGCCGTATTGAGATCGGCCAGCAGATCAGCGGAGGTCGCCCCCGCGACGACGAACGCCCGGTCGTGCGCCGCGCCCAGCAGATCGTCCCAGCGCTGGGTCGGGAGGTTCAGCTTCTGCCGGAAGAACGCGACCTGCTCGGCGAAAGACAGACTGCCATAGCTGGCCATCAGTCGCGCTCGCGCTCACGAAAGTAGCGCCGCTCGGCGTGCTCGGCCTGCTTGCCGGCGTTGAAGGCCGAGACCGGACGGTGATAGCCCATGACGCGCGTATAGATCTCGGCGGCCTGCCGCACGCGCCCGTCAGCAAAGGTCACGGTCTGCGCGATCGGATCGCAGTCGACCACAGACGGGTCGGCGGCCAGCCCCCAGGATTTCAGCCACGCGCGCTTGACTGAGTCCAGATTTCCAGAGTTCATACGTTTCTCTGCATGTTTTGCGGTGATGGACGTGTCGGGCTACGCTCGCAGCCAACCGAATCGAATAGCCAGCGGCCCGACAATCACGCCGATTAGCGGAGTCTTTCCGTTTGGCGCGTTGCTCCAATGCACACCGCAAAGAGTGACGCGGCGCCGCCCTGCCGCGTCGATGTGCCACCACGCCGGGTCACGCCAGTGAGCTAGGCGCGCGTCAAACCGGAATCGCCCGACCATCCAATCCACCAACGTCAACCCAACAAGCGGCGATGCGATGGGCCTTCCATCCGGCGTGGCCGTCTTACACTGAATCGCCATCGGCTTCCTCCTGCACGCTGTCCCGCCCGGCCAGATCCACGGCCGCGAAGGCCATGGCCAGCAACTCGGTGAGATCCGCGCGCTGCAACTCGGGATACAGGGTCAGTAACCGCCCTTGAAATGCCGCCAAATCGGTCGCCTCGTCCAGCTCGCGACGCACGCGCGCCAGCATGGCCTCGATCTCGGGCGCGGCCTCGCGCTCCAGACGCGCGATCTGCGAGGCGATGGGGTCGGGCGGGTCGGCGGGCGCAAGCGGGGCGGCCAGATCGGTCGCACTCGCGGGCGTCTCGCCATCCGCGCCATTCGTACCGTCTGCCGCCGACCCATCGCCGGCGGACGGATCGCCCACCACCTCCCAATCACCGCCGTAGGTGGCGACGATCTGCGCCAGCGTCGGCCGATAGCCCAGGTCGAAGATGCGCCGGTCGCGCTCGGCACGGGCGTTCAGATCCTCGTCGCCCTCGGTGCGCCGCCAGATCATCGGCACGGCCGCCCCAGGGACGCTCCACTCCGTGACCCAGCGCACCCAGGTCAGATTGGCGCTGGCGCACAGCACATCGGCGTCGGCCGTCACCAGATCCTCGCGCGCCTGAGCGGCCCCGTCCTCGCCGCCGAGACGGCCCGGCGTCGAATCCGTCGCGGCCGAGTGCCCCAGGATGACCTTGCTGATGGCCTGATCCCAGTAACTGGCCGCCGCCTGATAGTCCGCTGCCCCACTGCGGCTGGCCGCCAGCAGCTCGGCCTTCATGCCCTCGGGCAGCGCGAGCGCGGCCTGATTGCGAATGGCCGCCAGCGCCGCCAGCAGCCGGGCGCGCTCGGCCTCGCTGGCGTTGGGCGGGAAATAGCCCAGCGCGGTCGGGCTGGCATATTTGTCGAGCGCGATCAGCCACAGCTTGGCCACGCCGCGCTTGAACTGCACCGGCCAGTAACACCAGTGCGCCAGCCCCATGCCATAGGGGTCGTCATGATGGGTCGCGCCGGTCTGATAGGCCCAGAACTTGCGCGCCGGCAGCGTCTCGCCGAGCGGATTGGTCGCCGTCAGCAGCACCAGGGCGCCATCGGGCCGGTAGGCGAAGCGGCGCGCATCGCGCACGCGGATGGCTTCGGGGACGATCTGCGTCCCGTCGCGCATCCACAGACACTCGGATGCTGCATGGCCGTGAAAAACCCCGTAGTGCATCTTGCTGGTGATATCGTCCCACGGCAGCGCATTGAGCAGCCGGTCAATGAGGTCGGCGGCCTTCTTGTCGGCACGGCGCGGACCGCCGGGGATGACCTCCCACTCGTTGGCCACCACCGCATTGCGTCGCTGCTGGAGCGCGCTCATGACCTGGAAATCGTCATGGACCTTGACGTAGGTATCGAGGCGCAGACCGCCGTCGCGGCTGGCCAGATCGTCCTGATCCGGCAGCAGCGGCAGCCCGTCGACGATGCCGTGCGTGATGTCGCGCCCCATCGTCACCGGGGCCAGCTCGTCCATGACCGGCTTCTCCGGCTTGGCGGCGAAATCGGCGGTGGGCACGCGCCACAGGCGCTTGAGACGATCGAACATTACCAGGTCTCCAGGCCGCTGGGGACCGTGCCCCAGCCGATGGCGGTGATCTCGGGATCGCTGGGCGTCAGGCCCAGCCGGGCCGGCTCGCGCGCGCCGCTGACGGCGATGTGCGCCAGATCCGGCGGATCGATGTCGGCGGCCGCGTCCGCGAGCAGGCCGGCGATGACCGAGTCGCCGTGGCGCTCGCCCCGACTGTCGGTTTTGCCGTCGGGCACGCGCGGCACACCGCGCACGAGCCGCACCGAACGATGGTCCTCCAGCACGTCGTCGTGACGGATGAGCGTGGTGGTGCGGTCCTCGATCCCCGCCTTGTAGCGCGGGAAACGCTCCCGATACCAGGACTCGGTCGGCATGATCTGAGCGATCAGGGCGCGCCCGAACTCGTCGGCGGTTTCCTCGGCGAGCTGCTGGCCGTTGCCGCGCGCGTCCATGGCGGCCCCGGAGAAGCGCGGCAGACGACGCAGACAGTGCCACCACACTTGACGCTGCTGGGCGAAGGGGGTGTTGCGCAGCTCGATCACGGCGCGCCAGGTGCGATGGAGGTTGGCGCCGATCTCCAGCAGCACGATATCGGTCATGTCGCCCGAGCGGGCGAAGTCCATGCCGGCGGCGTGGCGTCGGGCCGCATCCAGGCCGGCGAGGACCGGATCGACCTGATCGCGCAGCCAGTCAGCCATCTCCATATGGCGCATCGGTTCGGGCAGGGCGTTGAACCGCGCGTCGCCATCGAAGCGGATCAATGGACCGGACGCCTCGGGCGGGGGCATGACGCTCTCGACCAGGGCGCGCGGCAGATAGGCCCCGCCGCCCATGGCCGGGATGCAGAACAGCTCCTCGTCGTGATTGGGGCGATAGCGGCGAATCAGTTGCTCGCGCCAGTCGGCCTCGGCCTCGGCGCTCCAGGGGCGGCGCGTGACCTGGCAGATGCGCCGATACAGTCCATCGGCGAGTGCATCATCTAATGTTGTACGATGCACCGAATAGTCGTAGCGCCCGGCCAGACAGTCCTGAATCAGGACATTGAAGGGGTTGTCGGCGCCGTTGTGGGTGCTCATGATGCGCACGTCACCGCCCCACATCGTGATTGCCATAGCCGCTTTCAGCAGCTCTTCAAGATCGTCGATGAACCCGGCCTCGTCGATCACGACCCGATCGCCGGGACGGCCCTTGGAGCGCAGGTTGCGCGGGTTGTTGCTGAACGTCTGAATGTGGTGCCCGCTGGCGAACTGGATGTCGAACACATGTACGTCTTTGTCGTCGTCGCGCTTGAACACCGACTCGCCGATGTGCTCCAGCGCCGAATCGAAGCGCTTGGCCCAGGTGGCACAGTCCTGGACGAAGGTCGCGGTCATGTCTTTGTTGTAGGAAATGTAGTAGGTAGAGCCGCCACCCTCGCTTGCGGCGGCGTGCAGCACGTCGTCGGCCGCTTCAGCGTAGCTGGCGCCGATGCGGCGTGACTTCTCCCACACCTTGACCTGGGCCGGGTCGGACGACCAGCGGACCTGGTAGGGCAGCAGGATCGATTTCGGGTGACTCACCGCCCCCTCCGGCTGATCCAGCGACACGCGACACCCAGACCCCGTTTAATTCTTCCTGAAAACCGTTTAAAAACGTCTGACAGGGTGTCGGGGGTAGTCGCGTAGCGCCCATGGGTCGCGAAGCGCTCAGGCTGGCGTACAGCGCCTCGCGTCTCCGGGGCGGTCATTTCCCAGGCGCGCAGCTCGCAATCGGCACAGACACCCGCCGCGCGCTCGTGGTCCAGGAGCACCAGACCGCATTCACGGCAGCGCGGCGCATCGGTGCGGGACAGCCCGATCACAGCCCCTCCATGATCGCCGCGCGCAGGGCGGCAATCCCTTCGGGCGAGACCCCGCCACGACTGGCGGCGACCTCGGCGCGATCGGCGGCTTCGGCGGCGAGCTGGCGACGCACGTCAGCCGCGTGCTTTGAGTGCTGGATTGTGACGCGCCCGAGATCGGCCAGCGCCCGGCTGACCTGGGTCATGTGTTGGGCCATCTTGGCAGGGTCGGAGTCGCCGGACGCCTCGGCCTTGCGCAGGCTCAGCAGGATGCGCAGCAGCGACTCCTGAGCCATGCGCGCGATCGAGCCGGTCAGCGCCGCGCCGTCGTCCGGGTCGGCCTGGGCATAGGCGCGCGCCAGCTCGGTGGCGCGGCGCACGTCGCCCATGGCCGCTTCGTATTCGGTTTCCAGCTCCACGCCATATCGGTGCACCGCCGAGCGCGAGATCTGGTAGCCCTGTTCGGTGAGCCAGTCGCGCAGCTCCGAGTAGCCGCCGAAGCCGCGCTGCACCAGGCGCGCGTTGAGTTCGTCGCGCACCTCCTGGGGCAGATCATAGACGCTGGAGCGTCGGGCCATCAGTGGCGCTCTCCAGGCCGGGGACGCGCGACACCCGGCACCCGCGCCGCACCGGTGGCGGCATCCTCGCCGCGCAGCGTCAGCGTGGCGACCACAATGCGTCCGGCGGCGAGCACGATCAGCCCCTGCTCGTCGAGCCAGGCCAGGTGCCCGCGCATCTGATCGGCACTGACCCGATGCCCGAACTCCGTCAGACCCTCGCGCAACAGATGCTCATGGGCGGTGTAGTCGGTCTCGGACTGCAAGCGCTGGAGGATGAGCAAGCGCTGATCTTCGCGCACGCGCTCGGCGAACTCGGTGTCACTCATTTGCCCTCCCTCTTCGGCACAGACTGATCGATAAGATGCTGAGAAATCATGTCGAGCATGCGCTCGATGCCGCCCAGGCGGCCGCGCACTTCCGATGCCAGCTCCGTGACAGCATCGATACGGGCATGCACGCGCTTCATATCCTCATGTCCTGGGATATGCCGCAGCGTCTCCTCGACCTGGCCGATGCGCCGGGCGTGCTCCAGGCAGCGCTCCGTGCTCGGCACGGCGCGCAGCGAGACATCCGCCTCCAGCACCCTCGACTCGACGCGGTCCAGGCGCTCATCGAACGCGACCGACAGGCTCGTGATCGCATCGCGGCTGGCCTGGCCTTGACGGGTCAGCCAGACGAAAAACGCTACCAAGCCGGTCAGCACGAACTGAGCAATGTCGACCCACAGCTTCCAAGCATCCAGACTCATCACACAGGATCTCCTCAAAAGGGACAGCGCACGCCCCAGCGCAGGGCGGCCAGATCAATCGCCGAAAAAGGGTCCGCCCTGGCTCGACCAAAACTCATCTCCACCGCTTGCCGGATCGCCGGAGCCGCTGTCTGCGGCAGGCCGGTAATGGTTGGCCGGCAACTGGCGCAGCCGCCCAGCGTCCAGGTCAGCGCCAGGGCCACCAGCCACAGCCGCACGGCGCCAGCGGATCGGGCGCGCGGCCTTGACGCGACCCCACCAGACGAGCGCGGCGCCGACGAACGAGAGCAGCGTCGTGACGGCATCGACAGTCGCACTGACATCGATATCGACCTCCGGCCAAATGATTCGCACGATCTGAGAGACGGCCACCACCGCCGCGCCGATCAAGGTGCGGCTGTGCCAGGGGAGCTTGGGATCAGGAACGGCCGGGATGACCGGCAGCAGGCGCTGATACTCTTCCCAAGCGCGTTGCGTCTGCGGCCCCCAGCGTCCATCGACGGCGATCGACCAGCACGCCCTGTCGGACCTCGTAGCCGGCATCGCGCAGCAGGCGCTACATCTCGACGGTGGCTGGATGTCTGTGATCGGTCATGATGCCTCCTGACGCGAGTGAGTGATCAGCGCTCGGGCCGCGCGCCGGGTTGCCTCGTTGCGGGCCGCCCAGCCGCGCCCGAACGTGCGCCAGGTCGTGCGATCTTGGTAATAGGCCAGACGCATGGCGGCGTAGGCATTGATCAGGGCCAGCGGCTCGCGTGCCCACACAGCGCCCAGGGTGATCGGGCCGAGCCGTCCGTCGGCCGTGCCGCCCAGGGTTTTCTGGAGCAACCAGATCGCGTTGCGCGGCCCGGCGTTGACCGCCATGTCGGCCACGCTGACATCGATCCCGATCGGCAGCTCATCGCCGCGCACGGCGTGCCAGTAGTGCTGGGTGTAGATCTCGGCGGCCTGGGGCCAGGTCAGTCGGCGCAGGTCGGCGCAGGTTCCGCCGGGGCGGATGTGACGCCGGAAGGTGTCGATGGTGATGCCCAGGTTGGTGCAGCCACCCGGATCGCGTGGGTGGTCGACATATCCGCCTTCGTGCCGGCGGATCAGGGCCAGTGCTGTGGGGAGTGAGGATCGCATGGCGGCAGGATGCGCCCGGCCGCCGAGGGGTTCGAGTAATGGGATTTAGCGTTGACTACGTGGACAAGCGGTCAGCGAGCAGGTCGATGGGGGTGATAGTCATGCCTCGATCTCCCCGGCGGCACGAAAGAGCGCATCGATCTGCGCCTCGTCCCAGCCCAAGGCGCCGGCCATAGCCTGGACCGTGGGCGAGGTGCGGCGGAACTCGACGGCCTCGCGCCACGCCAGGCGCGCCAGTGCCGGCGTCTCCGCATCAGCCATCAGCGCCTCGACCCGATCGAGCAGCCCAGCCTGCAAGAGCGCGGCTCTGGCTTGGAAGCGCGAAACCGTCATCCGCGCCCGCGCCTCCGCCTCGCGCGCCGCCGCCAGCTCGGCCCGTGCCGCCAGTTCGGCCTCATGAGCGGCCTGATACTCCTCGGCCGTCACCTCCCGCACCGCGCCCGGCACATCGAGCGAGGCGTCGTCGGGCGCCACTCCATAGAACACCGGCGCGTCGGTCGGATAGCGCGATTCGAGCGCGAATCCGAACGTCAGCCCCGGCACGGCAGGCATCACTGGACCATGAGGGGCCGGGGCATCGGTGATCGGCACGCCGGTGCGGCGGTCGACATAGGTGTAGATCAGGTATCGCATGAGATCTGCTCCTTTGCGGCGAGATAAGCCGCGTGTGCTTCTTCCTCGGCGTCAAAGCGTCCCAAGTGATTGCCTTCGGCCTGGCGGCCGATCTCGTCGGCCAGCGGGATGGTGCGCGCGCCATTGAATGAATTAAATTTTGACTCTGCGGACCGGGCGCACCAGAAAGCTGTAGGTCTTGTAGTTGTAGTTCTGGCCGCCGTCCGAACACCGCTGAATCCAGACGCCGCCGGTGTACGGAGCGTACTGGGTCGATGTCCAGTACCACGTACCGGCGTCATTGAATGCCTCTGCGCCGCCGGAGCGAAACGCCGCCGCGCTCGTTTGCGCCGGAGCCGTCGTGGTGTAGCTCGCGCCAATGGGAACGCTGTTGGCGTTGTCGCCGTGATTGCCGGACTCGGAGCGCGAACCCATCTGGTTACTGGCCGTTCCCGGCTTGAGGCGCCGATAGCACAATTCGCGCTCGTCGCGCGCCGGCAGATACCAATCGTCGAAGCCGCCGCCGCGATACGCGCGGCAATATTGCGCCGCCGGATGGCCGGCATCGTTCATGGCGTTGGAGTTGGCCAGGCCATCGTGGTAACTGTCCGTGCCCGCTGTGGCGGCGCTGGCCGTCTTGTAGGTCAACGAGGTCTCAGCCGCTTTACCGGCATCGATCAGCAGGTAATCGCCATCGCTGTAGCGCATGACGCCCACGAAAAAGCCGCCGTGCATGGGCAGGCCGGGGGCAGCGGTATAGGGATCGAAGAAGGACAGGTCCGTGGTGATCGCGATGCGCGCGCCGTACTCCGACCAGCCAAGCGACTGGCCCTGATGCGCGGCCTCCAGCAGATAACCCACCTCGCCCGCCTGGAGGTAGCCGGCCGGAACAACGTGCTGCACCAGATCGGCGGTCGGGCCGCTGTCATAGATCAGGGTCTGGCCATCGGCGCTCCAGACGCGATAGCGGCTGGCGATGTGGGTATCCGCCGCACCCACGACAGAGAATGCCGCTGTTGTGATCGTCGGCGTCTCGCCGATCTCGATGGCGCCGTCCAGCGGCGCAGTAATCGCCGGGGCCATCACGACAGCGGGCCGCACTTCGATCGCGAGCGCGCGCGCGACACCGTTGACTGTGATCGTCAATGTCGCCTCGCCGGCACTGGGTGGGGCGGTGTAGTCGATTGTGTCGCCGTCGAGACTGGCGACCCCGGCGTCGACCTGGATCAGATACTCTGAGAACACATCGAAATCGGTGATCTGCCAGGATGCCGACTGCCCGACATAGAGCGACAGCGGGCCGTCGAGCGCGACCGGACGTGCGTCGGCACTGCCGCCGCCAGAACCAGGCTCACCCATGCCCCAGAAGGGATAGACCGTGATACCCATCAGCTCACCAGTTCAATGGCAGCGCCAGCGCCAGCGGCGCTCAGACGCAGGGCCGTCACGGGGCCGGGAAAGACGATCAGGATGGCGCCGGGCGCCAGAGCATGGGAAGTGGTGTTCATGGCGCCAGCGTGGCGGATGCCTGCGCGCACGCAAACCAAAGAACTTTAGCCATTCAGGCCGAGGCGGAAGAAGATGCGGGCCGCCTCCATGCGGCCGGGGGTGCGTCCGAGCGGTCAGGCAGAGGCAGTGAGGACTTGACGCACGATGCAGAGCAGGCGGATCAGCGTGCCCAGGTCGTCACGGCCGACGACGCTGAGGTCGCGCTCGGGGGCGAGCAGATCGGCCACGGCGCGCATGGCCGAATCGACGTCATCGGGGGAGAGGTGTTCATGCAAGGTCATGGCACGCTTCCTCCAGGTCCGTCTCGTCGCACATCGGGCAGCCCTCGGTCGGGTCGTCGATGACCTGGCCGCAGTCGGTGCAGAACCAGGTCGACAGCGCGTCGTCCGGCAGATCGTCCAGGCACTCGATGTTCATCGCCCGGCAGCAGGCCGACGGCACGCATCTCGCGCAGGTGGCGGCGCGCGGTGGTCTCGCCGCACTCCAGCACGCGGCTGATCTCCAGCGTGGTCAGTCCGGCGCGGCGGCAGCGGTAGACGCGATCCCAGACGGGGCACTTCTCCAGCAGCGCCTGGCGCAGGCGCAGCACCTCCGGCTCGGGAGCGGTGGCGCGGGCGGCCGCCTCGCGCTCGATGCGCTTGACCAGTTGCATCCGCCGGTGCTCGGCGGTCTGGTTGGGCAGGGGCAGCGCGACGATATACCACTCGTCCCAGGTGACGAAGAAGCCGTCGGCGCTGATCGGACGCGGGCCGGTGCGCAGGGCGGCTTCCATGGCGTTGAAGCGGGCGATGTAGGCCACCTTAAACTGCATGGCCTTGGCGCCGGTGTAGCCCATGGCCAGAAGCGTGAAGCCGTCCTTGGTTATGTCGAACATGGGGAGCTTGCGCCCGATAGAATCGACGTATTCATTTGGCTCAAAATTGAGCTCAATGAAATCAGCGGGGCAATCGGCCTTGATGTTCTCGATGTCGCGCAGCACGTTCTTGTGCTGCTTGCCGAAGATCTCGGCGACCAGCAGGCTGGTGGTGAAAACGCGACCGTCGTGGAGCGTGACCGCATTCGCGGGAAGAAGGTCGGTCGATGACATGGCAATGGTCTCTGTAGATGAGGTGAGAGACCGCCGCCCACGCTGCTTTCGTGTGATGGCGGCGGACCATACGGAGGTAGCAGACCGGCTACAGAGACCCGGCGCACCCGAAGGTGCCCTCCGCATGACCCGCCAGAACTCGGAGTTTGGCTAGGGACCAAGCACAAAAAAAGGCGCCATCGGTTGAGCGCCTGCTGCGCTCTGTAGTATTCGGGCTGCTACCCCCGGCCGCTCATGTGGAGCGACACCTGGAGCCTAGCCCAAAACCGCACCGATGACAAGCCCGATCAATCCGCCGTTTCCGGCTCCTCCAGCAGATCCGCCTGCACCCGCTTGATATGCAGCTTGCGCTGCTCGCGCAGCACCGACCACACCGCCACCTCGGACAGGTTGTGCTTGCGCCCCAGGGCACGGATGCCATGCGCACCGTCAACCGTGCCATCGTGCTCGCCCCAGATCGACAGATCGCGCAGCGCGCGCCGGATGGCATCGTCTTTTGGGATGTAGGGTCTCGTGCCCCCATACTCACCGATGAAGCGGCAGATCTGACGACAGGCCGCACGCCGGATCACCTCATCGGGCAGATCCGGCAGCGCGCGCGCCAGCTCGTCCTGAATGATCTCGGTCATCTCCGCCAACTGCGTCGGCCAGCGACCGAGATCCTCGGCCAACTGCTCGGCGGCTGCCGGCAGATCGTCGCCGAACAGGTCCAGGGTATCGGGACAGGACGCCGTCATGCCGCCCCCTCGCGCGTCTGGCGCGCCTGCCGATTGGCCAGCGCCGCGATGAGCGCGCGCGCCTCCTGAGCCGTCAGCGTGCGCAACGGACAGCGCACCCGCCGATCACTGATCCCGCGCTGGCGCCGCAGGATCGCCTCGGCATAGGACCAGGGCAGCTTCTGATCGGCCAGCAGCGCCTGCACCTTGGCCAGCAACCCATTGCCGGCGATCTGCTCGGCACTGGGCGCGGCCGCACTCGCCACCCGCTTGGGCGGCTTCACCTGGAACCCGGCCGCCTGATACTCGGCCAGGATCGCGCGCAGCTCCGAGAGCGTGCAGTCGGTCGTCGACTGGGTGCGCGCGCCGGTGATCCGCGCCACGCGGTGCGCGTGGCTATCGTCCGGGGTGCCGAGCTGGCGCCGGGCGATGCCGATCTTCTGGCGCAGCGACTTACCGGACGCCTCCATCTCGGCCAGGCGCACGCGCAGGGTCTGGACGCGCCGCGCGGCGTCATCGATCGCGCGGCGCTCATCGTAATAGGCCGCCCCGTCGGCGTGCTCGTCCGGGCGCGCCTGAGCGTCGCGCTCGGCCGCCTGTAGCGCGCGCACCAGGGGGGCGAGGTCGGGATTGGGCATGATCGCGTCTCCGGCTGCTCATCAGTACCCGGCCACCACGCCGGGCAGACCCGCCATGCTGGGCGGGTTTCGCTACATCGCAATGAAAAGCTGCGGCAGATTCTCTAGCTCCGCATAGGCGCGCTCATGCCTCTCGAAGGCGTCACGTTCTTCTTGAAGACGAAGCGCAAGCATGTCGGAAACCTCTCCATATCTCGCGTAGCCACCATCCACTGCTTTCCTCATCTCCCCAAGACGCCGTTCGAGCTTGCGCACCTCGCTGTGGTAGCTGAGCTCTGGCTTCCAATGAACAGATCTGAACAACTCCTTGCCGTCTTGCCAAACAACTTGAAACCCAGTGCAGTCCTTGTCGCCGCCCCAGAAATACAAGACGCGCCCCCACGGAGCTCCGAGCAACCTGAAATCGGCATCCCATATAGACCTGCCCGGAAGCTGGCGAAAAATAGCAAGCGTCATCTGCTTGCCACTTACGGTCATGGCTCTGATTTCAACGCTCATTGATTTGAGCTTTACGTCCTCAATCTGAATCAGCTTTGGCATGTCGGCCCCCAGTGCGTCTCCGGCTGCTCATCAGTACCCGGCCACCACGCCGGGCAGACCCGCCATGC